CTGTGGTAAGTAACTTGTTATCTTATCTTTATCAGTACCAAAAGTATTAGTATGTTTGCACTCTATAAATCTATAGTATAATGGGTCGTCTGCATCTGGCACTACTCCATCAAAATGACAGAAGTATGGGAAGTCTTTGTGTTCTAAATTTTGTCCGTTAATATTTTCTATAGGTTTAAGTAGATATTCTTTTTCAAACCATGATAGATTTAATTGCTCAGTTAATATACCTAGTTGTACTGGAAAGACATCACTTAAATCTTTAGGCTCTATCTCTTTTACTTTTTCTTTATATAATCTATGCACATCTTCTTCATTATTTCTACATAAAATATTCATATCTGACCCACCTAAACCTAAGTGTCTACCATGCATCAGACCTCCATGTTCAGTACATTTCCATGTACCTACAGTTATTCTTTTCTTCATAGTAATCTCCTCTTTATAGTAATAATATTACAGCATAATTGCAAAGCAGTCAAGCAAACTAACTGCCTAGACTTAGGGATATAATGAGAGGGAAAGTCTAGGCAGTATTGATTAGCTCAGTCTATGGGCGACTTCTTTCAAGCTAATAAGGTAGCGTTCCGCAGAATATTTA